CATACGAGTGGTACACATCGGGTCCGAGACAGAGATTACAACCTGGGGGAACCATCATTATTGTGCAAACAAGATGGTCAAAGAAAGATTTGACAGGCAGATTATTACAGGCACAGGCAAAGGACAGTATGTCAGACCAATGGGAAGTTATAGAGTTCCCAGCGATATTACCGAATGATAAAATCTTGTGGCCCGAGTTCTGGAACAAGGACGAGTTGTTAAAGGTTAAGGCATCACTGTCGCCTATGAAATGGAACGCACAATGGCAGCAGAATCCTACATCTGAAGAAACTGCGATGATAAAAAGGGAGTGGTGGATCCCATGGGAAGAGCAAGATGTGCCGAAATTAGATTATATAATCCAGAGTTATGATACGGCTTACAGTAAAAAAGAGACAGCAGACTTTAGTGCGATTACGACATGGGGTGTTTTTGAGCCAAAGAAGAATGGCGAACAACATTTGATAATGTTAGATGCAAAGAAAGGTCGTTGGAACTTTCCAGAATTGAAAGAGATTGCGATAGAAGAAAACGATTACTGGGAACCCGACATGATGTTGATTGAGGCAAAAGCAAGTGGACAACCCTTGGCAGACGAGTTAAGGTTACTTAACCTCCCAGTTCTCACCTTTAGTCCTGGCAGACGTAGAGGGGGTAACTTGGATAAAACTACGAGGATGCACATTGTATCTCCTATTTTCGAATCGGGAAAAGTGTGGTATCCTAGTGGAGAGAAGTTTGCAGAGGATGTAATAGAAGAAGTTGCATCTTTTCCAAACGGAGATCATGATGACTATTGTGATAGTATGACGATGGCGATCATGAGGTTTAGGCAAGGTGGTTTTATATCACTGGATGGAGAAGACCAAGGCGAAGACTGGTATCCAAGAAATAAAAGGGAATACTACTGATGGCTGGTAAAAAAGGCATGAAAAAAAGAGAAAAGGTCATGTATGATCCTTACAACTTTGCCGCTGTTACTGAAAAGTTTAGAGAAGAACAAAAAGCAGAGAGGACAAAGGAAAGGATTGCTAAATCTGTAGCTACTAGAAAACAAAATAGAATTAAGAAACAGAAAGACGAGATCAAGCAAAATCAAAAACAGTTAAAAAAAGTAAGTGACAAGTTAGAAAAAGCCACGGTTACTGGTCCGTTAGGCGGTGAGATAAAAGTCAAGACACTGAAAAAGATTAGTGGTGGTGCACCAGGTTTGAACAAAGGTCCACGAAGCAAGATGTATATTGGTAAAAAATTTAACATGGGTGGTGTAATGAGAAATCGTGGTGGAACATTCAAGGGAGTCTATTAATGTCAGATGAATCAGATAGAAGACGAGCTTATGCAGAACTAGCTGGACGAGGACAACCAGTTCCAGGCAAGAACTTTGGTGTTATACCACCAAAAGGTAAAGCCGTACCACCGACCAAGGGTCCTGCTAAGATGAAAGGTCCTTTCAAGCCAAAGCAGTTAGATTTATTTAAGAAAAAGGCGGGTGGTTATACAGTAACCAATCGTTTTTCAAAGATCATGTTACCAGAAAAGAAGAGAACAACTAGGATTACATAATGGCAGAACCATATTTTCCAGGCGGTCCAAAGCCACAAGATTTAGGAAAGACGTTAGATGATCTAAAAAGATTCGGTAAGGGGTTACTTGTCGGAGAAACTGCCGACATACTTGGATTACCCGCCGACCTAACTGGTCTTTACTATGATGTGAGATACGGACAGACTCCTCAAGGTATACAAAGTTTGATAGATCGTTTTGGTTCCGAGGCTCTTGCTAAGAGATTTATGGGTAAAGATTTTCCAGAATTTTCGTTTGAAAATTTCGGACAAGATACCGAAGGGGGAATAGAAAGTGCTGGTAGAGCCTTTGCTCCTGGAGCATTGTTAACAAAGGCGATAGCAACTGCAAGATTAGCAGCCAGAATGAACAAATACCCACCAGACAATGGTGGAGGTGGCTATGCACTGGCGACAGTTGGCACTGGTAAACTGAATCCATTGGACGATGTACCAGAGACAACAGCTGAACGTCTTTACATGACACAAGGATTCCCGGGTGGTGGACAATCAAAAAAAGCAAAAGTAGAGGATCCGTTCTTTGAAAAGGATATTCCAGATCCAGATGCTAGGTTAAATGATACTGGTTCTGTGTTTTCTAATTTATTGAACGAGTTGACTAAAATAGGTGACGAGCAAAGTAAACTTAGTAGAACAAAACCCAAAGTTAAGTTTATGGGTAAAGATAATCTTAACAGACCTATACTAGAAGAAACTGGTGAGGTCGAAACCAAAGGTATAGATTTTACTAAAAAGCCGACTGGTGCAGAATTATTAGCTTATTTTGAAAATAAGTTGACAGGTGACATGGGTAAAAAATTTGGTGGTGAAGGACTAAAAGATTCTGGTGGTAGTGGATTACAGAGTAGATTAGGTAAAGAAGCGGTAGAATCTGGTTTGATACGATACCTAGAATTGAATCCAGATGAGGTAATGACAAAAGAAAAAGTCATTAACTTAGCTAGTTTATTCAAGCCTCAAATAACAATGAACACTTATTCTGGTGCAGAACAAGCAGCGATATCAATGGATATAAGAGATATTACCACAAGATTAGGAGCATTACCTGATGGTGATCCTAATAAAGTGAAACTTCAACAACAATTGAAGGGACTAGAAGACAAGATAGATGCTTATAATAATCACAATCCATGGTCATACACTGGTATACAAGAACTAAAAATTCAAGATATGGCTAGAGGAGGCGGCGGTTTTTCCGAACAGAATCAAAGATTGGTTAAGACAGATAACTTTACATTTTTGTTTTCTGGTGGAGACGGAGAACAAATGTTACTTGGTAAAAAAGCTGATAGCTCAAGTGCAAACACAGTAGATAAGATGATAGCTGAAGTTGATGATTATTTTAAAGCTATAGGTGAAACAACATCTTTGAAAGAATTATTACCTGGAAAGACACATGGTTACAGAATACCAAACTATAAAGGACACATAAGAGCCAGTGAAATGACTACTATAGATCCACAAACTGGTCAAAGATATAAAACACTTTCTATAAATGAGATACAATCAAACCAAGCAGGTGAAAAAGGTAAAACAGCTGTTTCACAAGATTCAAAAATAAATGCAGAAATACAAAGACTCATTGATAAACGAAACGCCACCAAGTCAGGTAGTATAAGTGGTGATGTAGGAGATCTTACTCCCCCAGAGCTAGAAAAGTTAAACAGACTACTTAGATCTAGTGGTAAAATAGATAGATTTACAGGTATGCCAAGTTTTTTCGATGCGTTAGACCAAGGAAGAATGGCAGAGTTTGAAACCAATGTTCCTAAAATTATAACAAACAAAACCAGAATGGATGCTTTACAGATTGTAAAAGAGGATAAGAGGTTAGGCACTGGTTTTGTAGGTTTAGCAGAAGAAAAAGCTATTTTACAAAAACAAGCAGACGATGCCTCCAAGGCTGCAGAAGAAGCTAGAAACGAATTAACAGATTTAGCTAATGCTTCAAAAGATGCAAAAAGAGCTTTTTTCAACACAGAACAAAGATTAAACAGAGATAAACTTCTTTATGAAGATTTCTTTGCCGCTAAAGATAAGATCATTAAAGATCTTATGGAACAGGACGAGCAGGCTTATAGTTTGGGTAGCATCTTAGACCCAACTTTCAATGACCCCGATGCAGGTATGCCTAACTTTCTAGCCGCGATGTTTTACAAACGCTCTTCTGATGGAGTAAACCACTTGCCAAATGGTAGAGGTTTAGATGAAGGTGAGATGGCAAACATTGTTGATATTCCAGAGGTTAGAAATACTGGATCAGTGGCTGAGGACAGAGTAGCTACTTTAGAGGCTGTTCAAAAGGCAAGTAAACAAAGATACGAACAACAAGGTAATGTGGATATTCTTTCTGAAATTTTAACTGATAAAAACCCAGAAGTTGCTTATGAACTAGGCTTGTTCACCCAACCTTTTGGTTTAGCAGAAAATGGAAGAAGAGTGATTATATCAGATATTGATATGATGAGAGACTATTATGCCGATCTATCAAAAATGTATGAAGAAGGTAAGTTAGGTACGCCAGGTTCAGCTGGTCCTGATGGTGCTTTTAATACACTGAACAAAAGCGCTGTGACTTATGATGATTACATAAAAGTAAAAACAATAGCTAATGACCCTGGATATTTTAAAGACAAAGCCAATGTAGAAAAAACTTTAGGCTATTTGATGAATGATAGACTGAGAAAGATAGAGGCTAGTTTAATAAGAACAGAAATTTTCAACAGAGTTTTGAAAGACCCTGACGTTACAGAATTTCTTGAGTCGGATAATATTATTGAATTAAAAGATAGATTCGAAGCTCTAACAAAATCTAGAGGAGCAAACAAAGGTGGAGATGGTGTTGGATATTACTCAAATGAATATTACACAGAAAGAAGAAAAATTTTTGATGACCTCTTAACAGACTTTGGTTTAGAAGCAAAAGGAGAAGGAGGCATAGATGACATCTTTTACTCTTTAGAAGAATCAAAAGGCACAAGTCCAATAGCAAAGGCTTTCGCAAAAGTTGCAGACGAAGTGTATGATGAATACAGCAGATACTTTCAAAAAGTACCAGTGTTAAACTCTCGTGATTTTTTTAAGAAAATTAAACCAAAAGATGTAGGCAATAAAAGTAATGTTCCTTTAAACACTAGTTTTTTTGATTTTTTCAAAGGTAAAAAGAAGTTATGGGATGCAAAAGAATTTGATAAGGAATTACTCAAGAGAAAAAGAGAAACAATCAATGATGCTTTTGATACTTATGTTAAAGACAACTTTGTTCGCAGTTCCACAATCGTAGAGTCTTCGATAGCAAAAAAAGGACTAGAGCAATATAAAAAAGACAAAGACTATTTAGAAAGAAAGATAGCTGACGCAGAAGTCATAGAACAAGACAGCATGGTTCAGTTAGAAGATTTTAACAGAGACAAAGATTTAGATCAGATACTAGAGAACCTAAAAGATAAACTGCCAAAAGAACTACAAAAAACTTTAGAAGACATAATTGACCATCAAAAATCTCCAGCTGGTTCTGGTATGACTTTTAAAACAAACACACCAGTTCTTGATTATGGTCAGATGACAGAGTTAATGGTTCATAATGTAATTAAAGAAGCAAAAAGACGAGGTTTTGACAGAGTTGTTTTTCCATCAATGGATGCTTATGATGATGTAGGACAAAGAAATCGTCTTAATGGTAAAGTTGAAAGAAGTATCTATGGTGATTTAGATACAAAAACAGCATACGATTTTGCAATTGGTGAACCTTTGACAAATGCCTTGAAAAAATACGGTAAAGGTTATACTACGGCAAAAGAGATAATTGCAGCTAAAACACAAGGAACAGGTAATGCCAGAGTGGGTAAAAAGCAAGATATACCAAATGCGATTGACGATGATCTACATAGAATAGTAGACTTAACAATAGATGAGGCTTCTTTAAAAGCTGATTCTAATATACCACGAATGGCAAAAGGTGGTATACTTAGTAAATTTAGAAAGGCAAGTTAATGGCAATAGAACCAAGACAAATAGCACCAATGGTAGAAAAAGATATCGGAGCTGGTGGAACTGTTGAACCAGAAGCAGATAGTCTAGCGATAGAAGTAGATGATACTCCACCAATGTTACCAGAAGGTATTGAGCTTGATACTGGTGAACAAATGGAAGTTGTGGCAGAGCCATATAACCATGAAGCTAACTTAGCAGAAGTTTTAGAAGAGGGTGTATTAGCATCTATTGCATCTGATTTACAATCAAAAGTAAAAGAAGACATGGAGTCAAGATCAGATTGGGAAGAAGCCATTGCTAAAGGATTGAACTTGCTTGGTATAAACTACGAAGACAGAAGTGATCCGTTCTTGGGTGCAAGTGGTGTAACACATCCGTTGTTATCAGAAGCAACAACACAGTTTCAATCACAAGCATACAAAGAAATGTTACCAAGTGGTGGCCCAGTAAAAACACAAATACTTGGTGTTGCTACTAAACAAACAGAAGATCAAGCACAAAGAGTAAAAGATTACATGAACTATCAGATTACTGAAGTCATGGAAGAATACGATCAAGACACAGATCAAATGTTGTTTTACTTACCACTTACTGGTTCTACCTTTAAGAAAGTATACTTTGATCCTACAAAACAAAGAGCGGTATCTAAATTTGTACCCGCGGAAGATTTAATTGTACCGTATTCTGCTTCTGATATTAGAACGGCAGAACGAGTTACACACATGGTACGAATGAGTTACAATGATATCCGTAAACTACAAGTTGCGGGAGTGTATAAAGATGTTGAATTATCTGCAAACGACTCTGGAGAAGATGAAGGAGCCATCCAAGAAACTACTGATGAGCTTCAAGGATTACACCCTAACTATTCAGACGACAGTTACACCTTACTTGAAGTCCATGTTGACTTGGACTTGGAAGGCTTTGAAGATTTGGATGGTCAAGGGCAGCCTTCGGGTATTATGCTCCCTTATATTGTCACCATCGATCAAGGTTCAAATAAAGTTTTATCAGTGGTTAGAAACTTTAGAGAGCAAGATCCGTTAAAAAGAAAAAGACAATATTTTGTTCACTTCAAATTTTTACCAGGTTTTGGTTTCTATGGCTTTGGCTTACTGCATACAATAGGTGGTTTATCTCGTGCAGCTACATCTATACTAAGACAGTTGATAGATGCAGGCACATTATCAAACTTACCAGCTGGATTTAAGGCAAGAGGTGTTAGAATCCGAAATGACGATGAACCTTTGAACCCAGGCGAATTCAGAGACATAGATGTTCCAGGTGGTGATTTGAAAAACTCTATCATTCCCCTTCCCTACAAAGAGCCATCTGGGACACTAGCACAACTTTTAGGCGTAGTTGTAGATTCTGGTAGACGTTTTGCACAAGTTGCAGATGCAAAAATCAGTGATGTGAACTCACAAGCACCAGTTGGAACTACAGTTGCGTTGATTGAGCAAGGCTCAAAGATTATTTCAAGCATACATAAGCGTCTACATTACGCTCAAAAACAAGAATTTCGTATGTTAGCAGAGATTTTTTCTGAAAATCCAGTGCCTTATCCGTATTTTGTAGGTAATGTTGCACCACAAATTATGCAAAATGACTTTGATGGGCGTGTAGATATACTTCCAGTATCAGATCCGAACATATTTTCCATGTCACAACGTCTATCGTTAGCACAAACACAGTTACAGTTGGCACAAGCCAACCCACAAATACATAATCAGTATGAAGCGTA